GCGCAGCCGGGTGTTCCAGTCCTTCAGCACCTCGGCGTGGCCCCAGAGCACCGCCTCGGGGTCGGCGCCGAAGTGGTCCGCGCTCAGCTGCTGCAACTCGGCGAGCAGCGCATCGAACTCCGCCTTCGCCGTCATGAAAGCCTCCAGGCTCTTCTGCTGGTTCGCGGCGGCGCGGGCTTGGCGAGCTTCGGTCCGGGTCATCGTCGTCTCCGTCTGGCGGGGGCCATTCCCCCGCGCGTGACGGACCATTCGCGCTGGCGCGCACCTGAGCCAAGCGGGAGGTGCGGTCCGATGATTGCGATGATCAGGCCGCGTCGATCATTTCATGATCCGCGCCGCGCACGGCCGCGACGGCGGTGAAAACTCGGTCCTCGCCCGCCAGCACGGCAACCTCGCCCGTCGCCTCCTGCCAGCGCTGCACCGCGACGTCGCAGTAGCCGGGGTCGATCTCCATCGCGAGGCAGATCCGCCCGATCGTCTCGGCAGCGATGATGGTGCTGCCGCTGCCGCAGAACGGCTCGTACACCGCCTCGCCCGGCGCGCTGTTGTTCACGATCGGCCGGCGCATGCACTCGACCGGCTTCTGCGTGCCGTGCACGGTGGCGAGATCCTCGGCACCGTTACCGATCGACCAGAGCGTGGTCTGGTCACGCGCGCCCTGCCAGTGCCCGGTCGCGCCCTTGCGAACCGCGTAGAGACACGGCCCATGCTGCCAGTGATAGTCCCCGCGGCCGAGCACCAGGCGCGGCTTGGCCCAGACGATCTGGCTGCGGATCGCGAAGCCCGCCGCCTCGAGGCTCTCGATCACCGTCCGCGCGTGCACGCCCGCGTGCCACACATACGCGACGTCGCCGGGGAACAGCGCCCAAGCCTCGCGCCAGTCGGCGCGGTGGTCGTTGGCGACACGGCCAGTGCGCATCGTCTCGGAGACGCCGGCCGCGTTGCGCCATTCGGGGTTGTAGTTCACCCCGTAGGGCGGGTCCGTGACCATCAGATGCGGCCGCGCTCCGGCCAGCAGCCGCGCAACGTCCGCCGCGCTGGTGGCATCGCCACAGAGCAGCCGATGCGGGCCGAGCAGCCACAGATCGCCGGGACGCGTCACCGGCTCGGCCGGCGGTTCCGGCGCTGGCGCATCGAGATCGTCCTGCGCGAGGTTGCCCGCAGCCTCCGCGACAGCGAGCAGGCGGTCGAGCTCGATGCCGGAGAAGCCGAGCACGTCGAGGTCCACGACAGCCTCGTCGCGGATGCGCGCGATCTCGGCGGCGAGCAGGGCCTCATCCCAGCCGGAGTTGAGCGCGATCTGGTTATCGGCGAGCCGGAGCGCGCGTGCCTGGGCCGGCGAGAGATGCCCGAGCCGCAGCGCCGGCACCGTGCCGAGACCGAGCCGGCGTGCCGCCATCACCCGGCCATGGCCGGCGATCAGCACGCCCTCGGCATCGACCAGCACCGGGTTGACGAAGCCGAACTCGGCGATCGAGGCGGCGATCTGCGCCACCTGCGCTGCCGAGTGCGTACGCGCGTTCTCCGCATAGGGCAGCACCCGATCGAGCGGGATGCTCTCCACGCGCAGATCAGGCCGCATCGGCCAGGGCCCCGGCGCGCTCCACCGCCACCGCGGTGTAGCTGCGTCCGTCGCCGGCGAGCATGACCGGCAGATCCGGATGCAGCTTGCGCCAGCGGGCAATCGCGAGATCGACGTACTCGGGCGCGAGCTCCATCGCCCGCACGCGACGCCCCGCACGCTGCCCCGCGAGGATCGTCGTGCCCGAGCCGGCGAACGGCTCGAACACCACCTCGCCCGCGTCGGTGTAGGCGCGCATCAGGAACTCCGGCAACGCGACCGGAAACACGGCCGGGTGCTCGGTCTCGATCCCGCGCGCCTTGTGCCGGGTGATGCGCAAGACGCTGTCGGGCACACGGAACGGCTGGATCGGCCGACCCTCGTGGGTGCAGCCGCTCATTGTCCCGTCCGCCCGGCGCAGGCCGGTCATGTGCAGCGGATCGCCCGCCCACTTGCAGGGCACGATCTTGTTCGGCGCGCGGGCCTCGCGGTTGAAGTGGAACGCCAGCTCGAAGGCCGGGGCGAGCCGGCCGTTCCAGTCACCCGGCAGGCCAGGCCCCTGATCCCACGCGTAGAGTGCGAAGCGGCGCCAACCCTGCGCGCGCATCCACTCGAGCCAGCCGCGCCAATACGGCATCCATTCGCCATCGCGGTGGATCAGGCCGAGGTTCACGAGAACCTGCGCATTGGGGCGCATCGCGAGGTCGAGATGCACGAACACGCCCTGCATGAGCGCGTCCCAATCGGAGACGCCGCCCGTGGTGTAGTCGCGCTGGCTGCCATAGGGCGGCGAGGTGAACAGCAGCGCGGCACGCTCGTCCGCCACCACGCGCTCTACCGAGGCCGCGTCGGTGCTGTCGCCGCACAGCAGCCGGTGCTCGCCGAGCAGCCACAGATCACCCGGCCGCGTGACCGACTGGCGTGGTGCCTCCGGCTCGGCGTCCGCCGGGTCGGGCACATCCTCCTCGGCCGTCTCGGTCGCACCGGTGCCCGCGCTGCGTGGCTGCGCCGCGTCAGGTGCCGCATCCACCACGGCGGCATCCGCAGCCGCCAGGATTGCGCTCAGCTCGTCGGCCGAGAACCCCAGCGCGGCAACATCGATCTCCGCCGCCTGCACGGTCGCGAGCGCGTCGCGCAGCAGCGCCTGGTCCCAGGTCGCGTTCTCGGCGATGCGATTGTGACCCCTGGCCGACCTCGGCTCGTCCTGCGGACGACCCTCGGTCTCCCGCGAGCCGCAGCGCCTCCTTCTGCGCCACCGAGAGATGCTTGAGCACGATCACCGGCACCCGCTCGATGCCGAGCGCAACTGCCGCCTCGAGGCGGCCATGCCCAGCGATCAGCACGCCCTGCTCGTCGACCAGCAGCGGGTTGGTGAAGCCGAAGGCCAGCATGCTGGCCTTGATCTGCTCGATCTGCGCCGCGCCGTGCACCCGCGCATTGCCGGGATGCGCGCGCAGTTCCGCCACCGGGCGCAGCACGATCTTCGCTGCCATCCAGGGGAGCTGCATCGGCACCATCCAGGATTGGGACCCCATCGCGGCAAGCCGCGATGGGAGCCCGGTGTAGGGGAGTGCGAACCAGGTGCGAACCACGACGGCCGCGGGTGCGAACCATGCGACCCATGGTTCGCAGCTAATCCATTGAGATCACACGGGAAAAGTGCGAACTGCGAACCATATTTTGAGACTGGCGCTAGGCCGGTCCGGCGCGCCCGCCCCCGGCATAAGGAACGGTACCAGAAGGAACCATGTTTTCTGCGGCTTACCGAGCCGTCCGTTGCGCTATCGTCTCTCGCCGTTCGTTCCGTGCTCCGAAGTGTCCAAGGTTTCTGCGGCTTTCCGCCGACCGATCGTTTCCGCTCCAACACGCGGGACTACGCTCACCCGAGACGGGACCCCAGCGCGCAAGCGCGCTGGGAACCCGTACCGCACCCGATCCGATGGCCCGCAGGCACAGCTTCACCGAGTAGCGACAGGGTACGAGATGTGAGTTTCACTCGACAACACGACATTCTTGCGCACGAGCACCTTCTTCTGCGCTCGCAACGCGTCGCGTGAGTCCGTAATGCGCGGCGAGCACGGCGAGTGCCGCGACCAGCATGCCCTGCGCTTGCGAAGTGGGGACCGGCCTGCCGCCCCAGCCCTGGCGCATTGCCCACTCGCGCACCGAGCTCTCGCAGCCCACCACGTGCCAGACGCAGGAGCCGGCGGGACTGCCGGCGCCGCCCAACGCGGCGAGGGCACGGGCGATCCGTTGGCGGGCGGCTGCCTGGTGCTCGGTGACGCTGTCACCGGTGCTGCTGGGCACGCGGATCAGCGACCGGGCCCGTAGCGGATCCAGCGAGGCGAGGCGGAACTGCGTGCGGAAGATGGAGCCGGCCTCGTGCATCTCCGGCGTGATGGTCGCATTCGCCAGCATCTGGCCGAGCGTGTCGATCGCGCGACGCACGGCCACCGGCGTGCCGGTCTCGGGATCGGCGATGCGCTGCGGCTCCGTCACCGCGCCGTGCTGCAACCGCCACGACGTCGGTTCGTCGAGACGCGGCGGGCGTGTGGCGTGCTTCCCCTTACGCGCCATGGCGGCCTCCGCGCGGCCGGGACCCCATCGCGCTAGCGCGATGGGAGCCGGCGCCCCAGCGTTTCGTCGCCTCGTTGATCAGCGCCTGGCGCAGCCACGGGTCGCTGACGTCATCGATCGCGAGCGAGACCACGCCCTGCTCGCGCCAGACGCGCCGGCGCAGCGCGTCGAGGTCCGCCGACGTGGTGGGGCTCGTCGCGCGATGCAGGCACGAGCGCGGCGGCATCGGAGCACCGGGGAGCATCAGGCGCGCCCTCCGTGGCTCTCGGTGGCCCAGAGCAGCAGCGCGATCGCATCGGCCTCGTTGTCGTCCGCCGGGTCGAAACCGCGCGCGCGGATCGCCGCGATCATCGCTGCTTTGTCCGCGTTGCCCTTGCCGGTGGCGAAGCGCTTGATCGTGCCAACCGGGACGCCCTCGTAGGGCACGCCACGCTGCTCGCACCACGCGGTGAGGGTGGCGAGGAAGCCGCCGTAGACGTGCGAGCTGTCAGTGCTCACGTGCGCGCGCACCTCCTCGAACACGACACGCTCCAGGCCGCGGGCGAGTCGGGCCACCTCGCCGAGCCAGTGCTGGAAGCGGAGGTAGCGCATGCCGCCACCCTCGAACCGGCTCGGCTTGAAGGTCATGCTGCCGGAGGTGATGCCGCCGTCGCGCGCGCGCAGCGCCCAGCCGGTGATGGTGCCGAGGTCGAGCGCCAGCACGGCGCGATGCGCGAGTGCGATAGGGAGCGGGATCGGAGCGCTGCCGCTTGCCAGCGGCGCGGGCGGAGTCAGAGTCGCGAGAGCCATGATGGTCTCCGAGAGGGGATGCTCGTGGTGAGGGCGGCGACGGCGCGGTTCTTGGCGGAGCTCGCCGTCGCTGCCCGGCTGGGTGGGGTGTGGCGGATCGGGCGGATCACGGACGCGCCCCCTACGCCCAGGGCGCGGTGCGCGCGCGCCGCTGAGGCGCGCACGCGCACCCCCGTAGGGGGTGGATGAAGCACCTAACTCCTCGGGCGTGCGCAACCCATTGATCCTGCTCGCAAAAAGAGGAGTTCGGAGGAGTGAGGGAGGAGTTGGGCACCTCACTCCTCCATCGCGCCAAGCCATTGATTTCATGGCGAAGTTTTCCGGGAGGAGTGAGGAGTTGGGCCTAACTCCTCAGGAGTGAGGTGGTCCAACACGCCCTCCGGGTAGACCCAGATCTCCGGATTCTCGACCTCGAGGCAGTGACCCGTCTGGGGGCACTTGAAGTGGCTCGGCAGCACCCGTTGCGGGATCGTCGTCACTTCTCCCGTCTCAGCATCGATGCTCTCGACGCCGCAGCCGAAGGTCATGCCTTCGACGCAGAGATAGCCGAAACGCGAGCGCACGACCGGGTAGTCGAATTCGCTGCCATCGCGGCGGAACTTCACGAAGCCCTTGGTGGCCAGAACGCTCAGGCGCTCGCGGATCGTGTGCTTGCTGCCGAGGCCTGCCTTGTTCTCGAAGGCCTCGGCGAACTGCATGGTCGCGTACAGCCGGCCGTCTGCTGCCTCGTCGAGAAGGATGCCGAGGATGACGTCCTGCTTGCGCAGACGTTCTGCATCGAGCTTGCGGCCGATGTGCTCGCGCACGAGCCGCTCGCCCTTCCGGTCGAGCTCGATCCAGCGGCCGCCGCGCTTGTCGATCAGCAGCGGCGCGAGGGCGGGGCCGTTGCGCAGCTCGAGATGGAGCTCGCGCTCGCTGTGCTCCTCGTCGGGGCGGAACAGGATCATGCCTGCGGTGTAGAACCCGCGCAGCGCGCTCGCCCCCGAGAGCGAGAGGAAGGGATCGTCCTTCACCTGCTGCTTGCTGAGCTTCTTGGTGTGATGCGCGAGGATGACGCCGGCCTCGGGGGCGACCATGTCGCGCAGCGCCTCGACGCGGCTCTGCAGGAAGAACAGCATCGCGGCGTTGTCGTTCTCGCCCTCACCGCCGGGGCCGCCGTCGAACAGGTTGCGGATCGGATCGATGCAGATCACGTCCGGCGTCGCATCGGGGAAGGCCTGGCGGATCGCGGAGGCGACCAGTGCGAGGCCCTGCTCGTCGAGCAGCAGCCGAAGCTTTGGCGTGACCACGAGGGTGTCGCGGGCGCGCGCGATCACCGCTGGGTCGAGCCGGAGCTGTTGCAGCCGCTCGCGCAGGTAGTGGTACTGGATCTCCGCCTGCAGATAGAACACGCGCAGCGCCCTCGGTGCCGTGAAGCGCAGGAACGGTGCGCCGGCGGCGGCGTGCACCAGCAGGCTGATCAGGAAGTCGGATTTGCCGACCTTGGGCGCACCGCCGAGCACGAGCATGCCGCCGGGCGTGAGCACGCGCGGTCCGATCAGGTCGTCGGGCATCGGCGAGGTGTCGTCGAGCAGCGCGCCGAGCGTGTGCGCGGGGACGCTGGGCACAGGCGCATCGGTGCGGAGCAGCGGCGGGCCATTGCGCTCGAGATGCAGCGCCCAGAGACGCTCGGCCTCCGCGCGCAGCCGCTCGACCGGCCAGGGCGGGCGCAGGCAGGCCGCGTTGTAGCCGCAGATCCCCTCCCAGCCCTCCTCGGCGCTGAGGCGCCCGTCATGCACCATGCGCACGAAGTGGCCGATCGCCGCACTCGCCCCCTGGAAGCGCGTCCAGCCGTCCTGCGCGCCTTCGCGCACCGGCGTGGTGAGCACGGCATCGAGGCTCGGGCGATCGCGCAGCGGCGTCGCCGCGCTGGCCACATCGACGCCTGGCATGGCGGGCATGGTCGCGCCCGCCTCGGCGAACTGGGCGAGATCGACCTCGCGCCGCGGATCGCAGCTGCGGATGGCGACGAGGCGTGCCGCGCCGTGCTTGTGGTACACCGTGCCCAGCACGCGGATCGGCTGGTGTGCGGACCGGAAGTGCGGATCGGCGCCGACCTTGTCGGCGATCGCGCCGCGCAGGGCCGCGACGCGCGCAACGTCGTCACCTTCGGCCGGCTTGGTCAGCCGCCACCAGACGTGCAGCTTGGCCACGCCCTCGGCGGTGCGGCCGCCGCTCTCGACCAGCAGGGTCGGTGCGCCGAGATGGCGGACCAGGTGATCCAGCTTCGCGGTGATGTCGCCCGCGTCGAGATCGACCACCACGGTCTGGATCTGCCGGACGTGCTCGGCGCGCGCCTGGCCGTGCTCGGCGACCGTGCCGGGGATGACGTAGACCGCGCAGCCCTCGCGCGCGGCCCACGCGGCATAGGTCGCGAGCAGCTGCGGCGCCGAGGCGTCGGCGGGGATCCAGATGTTGTGCGGCCGCGTCTCGAGGCCCTGGCCCTGGTCGACGAAGCCGCGGACCGGGATCAGCCCCTCGCAGTAGCCGAACACCACGTCGAGGAAGAGCGCGATCGCGGCGATGTCGACGGCGGCCGGGGCAGGTTCATCGTCCTCCAGGATCGCGGCGTCGTTGAAGTCGCCCCAGGGCGTCATCCCGGCAGGTCCCAGCACCGCTGCGCCCAGGCGCACTGGCGGCAGTCCTGATGGTCACGCGAGACCGCCACGCGCGGCAGCAGATCGCCCGCCTCGCAGGCGCGCAGCACCCGCACCGCGCGATCGCTCATGCGCTGGGCGAGCGCGGCATCGAACGGCACGAGCTCATGGTGCAGCTCGGCCGTGTCCTTGTTGATCGCGGTGAACAGCGCCGGGTGGTCCGCAACACCCGGCACGCTCGCATCCATGTAGGCCTGGTAGATGGCGATCTGCGCCGCATAGACCGGCCGGGTGGCGGCCACGCCCTTGGCCGCGGTCTCGCGCCAGCTCCGCGCATTCATGGTCTTGCATTCCCAGAGTGCCGGGAACGCGAGGCCGGGGACCGGCGGGCCGCCGGCGAGGATGCCGTCGACGTGGCCGTGGATGCGCCCGCCCGCGACCGCGAAGCCGAACTGCTCGCCATCCGGCCGGTTGCCGCGCCGTGTGTAGAGATCGAACCCGGCCGCGCGCAGCCAGGCGACCGCCAGGTCTTCCAAGGCGTGGCCGATCGCGAAGATGCGCAAGGTGCGGCCCTCGAACCCCGCGCCATCGTCCTTCGGCGCGTTGAGGACCTCGAACTGGAGCGCCCGCTCGCAGGCATGGCCGAGCCGCGAGCCACCGAGATAGGTGCGCGGTGCTTCGGCCGCATGCTGCGCCTCGAGTGCCGCGTCGATCGCCGCGTTCACGTGCAGGGCGGTGGCGCTGCGGCTGTTGAAGTCCAGCATCAAAAGGGCACCTCGCCCTGCACCGCGTTTTCTGCCAGCGCACGCATGGCATCCTGGAAGGCATCCACCGCGACCTCGATCAGCGTCAGCACCTGCGCCTCGCTGAGGTCCTGAAGCCGCGTGCCCCAGCCGATCTCGCCCATCACCTCGGCGAGCGGCCGCACCGCCGCGTGGATCGCCGCGCGCTCCTGCTCGGTCAGGTCAACCACGCCCGGCGCACTCCGCACCGCGAGCCGCGTCCAGAAGAACTGGCACGGCATGCTGCAGAACGACGCCGACGGTCGCGGTGGCACGCGGCGCGTCGGATCGAACCAGAGGAAGCCGCGCGCGGCACGGCGGCAGACGGCGCAGGGCGGTTCCCGTGCCATGCATCAGGCCGCCTCCGGCAGGGCGCCACGGGCGTTGTGCACCAAGCTGCGGATGGCATTGCGGTTGAACCGGAACGTCAGCAGAGCGGAGGCCTGGTAGCGCGTCAGCGAGAGGTCGCTGCGGCACTCCGGCGGCAGGAAGGCGAGCTGGCGCTCGCTCGGCGGCTCGCGCAGCCAGCGCCTGCTCTTGTGCGCGCTCTCGTCGGTCTCGTGCTCGTTCAGCCAGTCATCCGCGGCCGCCAGGCAGACCAGCCGCTCGCCGATCGCCAGCAGCTTGGTCGGCAGGCCCTTGCCGCCACCGACCGCATGCCAGTCGCCGTCGAGGAAGAAGATCCCGCCCCAGGCATGGAAGCCGTTGGCGATCAGCGCCGCATCGTCGCCGAACAGGTCACACCACTGGAAGCTCGACCGCTGCAGGAGGTCGATCTCGGTCATGACGAAGTCCGAGAGCGGACCGGCCCGCTCGCGCGGCGCGAACACATGGCCGCAGAGCGGGCACTCCATCGCCGCGATCGGGATCTCGGCCTCGCAGGACGGGCAGGTCTTAGTCGGCGCCATCCCCTCACCGGGCGCGCTGTCGAGATCGACGTCCTGCTCCAGGCTGCCGTGGATCAGCGAGGAGGTGCCGAAGTCGAGCACGATGCAGTCGCGCTTCACCACGCCGGGGAACTCAGTGGGATCGACCGTGCGCAGGCCGCGCCCGATCATCTGGATCATCGTCGACTTGAACGAGCTCGGCCGCAGCAGCACCACGCAGGAGGTCGGCGGGTGGTCCCAGCCCTCGGTGAGCACCGCGACGTTCATCACCACCTGCGCCTCGCCGGCGGCATAGGCACGCAGCACCGCGCGCCGTTCCGCCTCGGGCATCTCGCCCGTCACCAGCACCGCGGCCACGTTCGCCGCATTGAACGCCGCCGTGACGTGCCGGGCGTGCTCCACCGTCGAGCAGAACACCACGGTCTGGCGCTCGCCCGCCCGCTCGCGCCAATGGCGGATCACCGCCTCGGTGACCGGCGCGCGATCCATCACCTGCGCCACCTGGGCCATGTCGAAGTCGTCGCCGGGCTGGCGCACCGCGCGCAGCTCGTCCTGCACGCCCACGTCGATGACGAAGCTGCGCGGCGGCACCAGGTGGCCGGAGCGGATCAGCTCGCCGAGCCGGATCTGATCCGCCACGTTCGAGAACACCGCGCGCAGGCCGTGCCGGTCGCCGCGGTTGGGCGTCGCCGTGACCCCGAGCACCTGGCAGCGGGGATTGCGCGCAAGCGCGCGGTCGATGATGCGGCGGTAGCTGTCCGCGACCGCGTGATGCGCCTCGTCCACCACCAGGAGGTCGAGCGCCGGCATCGCGTCGAGGTTGGCCGGCCGCGCCAGCGTCGGCACCATCGCGAAGGTGACCTGGCCATCCCACCGCTTGGCCGCGGCATCCACCACTGAGGTGGTGATCCCGGGCGCGACACGGCCGAACTTCGTCCGGTTCTGGGCGGTCAACTCGTCGCGATGCGCCAGCACCGCCGCCTTCGCCGTGCTCCCCGCCAGACGCTCCCGCACCACCGCGGACAGCATGATCGTCTTGCCCGACCCGGTCGGGGCGACGCCGAGCGTGTTGCCGTGGGCGTCGAGCGCGGCGAGGCTGCACTCGACGAACAGCGTCTGGCGGGGTCGCAGCATCATGGCGCGAACGCTGCTCCCTCAGCGCGCCCAGCTCGGACGGGGATCCGCGCCCGCGGGCGGCGGGAACGCGGCCTGCGGCGTGGCGGGAGCTGCGGGCGGTGGGAAAGCCGCAGGTGCGGCGTGTGCCGTCGGCGGGAACGGCGCAGGGGCGGCCGGCCCCGCATATCCCGGCTGCGGTGCCGCGAACCCGGTCGGCACGGCATGCCGACCCATGAGCCGCGCGTACTCCTTGTGGTCCGGCGTCACCGCGCCGCGGATCTCGTTCTTCTCCTCGCCGTTGGTGTCGGTGCCGATGTCGATGCGGGCGACGAACTCGAGGCCGTCGAGCTCGGCGAAGCTGTTGATCCGCCGCGCCGCCTGCGCCTGCGGCGAGACGTCGCGGTTGGAGATGCCACGCGCCGAGTTCAGCATGCCGCGGATCAGGCTGCGGCCCATGCCCGCCCAGTCCGGTCCCTTCGGGCTGTAGAGGCCGATCAGGGTGAACACCTTGCGCTTCGCGTAGGGCCCTTCGAGCACGGTGAACTCGCCGTTCAGATAGACCGCGCCGCTGCTGCTGCGCGTGGCGAGGCCGCCGGTCCAGCCCTGGCTCGGATCGTCGAACCCGCCGGGGCGGATCGAGAGATGCACCTTGGCGAGCGTGCCCTTGGGGATCAGGTTCGGGTTCTGTCGCGCGTCGTTGTAGTCGTTCCAGGCAGACATCAACGTCTCCTCTGCTCAGGGGGTCGGGGTGGTGGACGGGATCGGCTGTGCCGATGGCGGGGGAGCAAGCTGCAGCCGCTCCGCGATCGGGCGCACGGGGCCGGCGATCTTCGCGAACAGCCGGCCGAGATGCGGCAGCTCGAGCACCTCGAGGCGGCCGGAGCGATCCTTCGCCGGATAGCCCCACGGGTTCAGCGTCTGGCACACGAGCATCCGATGGGACGCAGCCGGCTCGCCGGCCGCCGGCTCCGGCGTGATCTCCGCCATGGTGATCACCTGATCGACGATGCCGGGCAGCTCGAGCCCGGTCTTGCTGCCGTCGATCTGCGGGCTGAACACGCGGCGGTTGAAGTCGTCGAGACGCTCGTCGAGGATGCCGACGAAGATCACGTTGCGCCCGCGCGCGTGCTGCAGATGCGTCAGCCACGCGATCATCTCGCGCCCGTGCAGGCCGTAGGCGCCGCGGATGTCCGGCTTGCCGGTGCGCTCGCTGAACGCCTCCGGCTGCCCGCGGCACCACTGGAAGCAGAGCCGCCCGGCCACGGTGATGCTGTCGACGAAGATCGTCGCGTAGCGGCCGAGGCTCGCCGGATCGCCGTACTCGCGCACGACGCGCGCGTGCTGCGCGGTCGAATAGGCCTGCTCGTCGCGCAGCGCGGGGTTGGGCCCGGCCAGGAACAGCGCGAGGTCGCGGCACTCCTCCCAGGTGCGCGGACGGATCGACGCGCCGGGCCAGCCCTGCACCGCGAGGTCGCCGGCCTCGAGGTCGATGAACAGCGTGTCCTCGGGGGGCAGCGTCCACAGCAGCGAAGTCTTGCCGACCCCGCTCTTGCCGAAGATGCAGGCCTTGATGCCGCGCGGCTCCGCCAGCCGCTCATCGGCTGTGATGATGCGAAGCGCCATCAGCGCGGCCCCTCGGTGAGAGGCGGCACCGCGCTACTCTGCTCGCCGTGCTCCGCGCCTGCGCGGCCCGCAGGATCGAGGAACAGCGCGCTGCGGTCAGGCACCGTCCAGAGCAGCGCGGTCTTGCCGATGCCGCGTTTGCCGTCGATGCGGACCGTGATGCCACGCGGCTCGGCAACCCGCTCGTCGGCGGTGACGTTACGCTCTACCATCAGTGTTCTCCGTGCGAAGTGGGTACGTGCGGGCTATCCCGGCGCTCGATCTCGGAAAGGATGCTGAGCCGGAAGCTCGGCTTGCCGGCGCGCACGGTGCGCGCGGGCTCGAACGCGCCGCGGATCCGCTCGGGCCAAGCGGCATAGGCGCGCTCGGAGACGCGGTAGCTGAGCTCGACGTACTCGCCCGGATCCTCGCCGCTCGCGCGGATGCGCTCGACCAGAACGGCGAGCTGCGCCTGGTCCCACTCCACCTTCTTGGGAAGGTCGGCGACGATCTCGACCTCGCCGTCCAAGAGCCGGATCGTGCCGGTGTCCTTGCCGGCAGCGCGGCGTGCCTCGGCAGCGCGGTCCGCGTAGCGGCGCGCGATCACGCCCTCGATCCAGTCCTGCGTCCGCTTCGCCGCCTCGACCGCCTCGCGCGCATCCTGCTGCAGAAGCGCGAGATGCTCCGCGGGAAGCGCAAGCAGATCACCGATGGGGGTGTGCCGAACGCTCTCCAGCGTCGGACGGTTGGACTGCCGGATCACGATGCGATCTCCTTGCTGGGGTCGTGACGCTGTGCGGCCTCGAAGGCTTCGATGTCGGCGACGCGGTAGGCGACGCGACGCCCGAGCTTCACGAACGCCGGGCCCTGGCCGAGCCAGCGCCAGCGTTCGAGCGTGCGCGGCGAGAGCCGCCAGCGCTGCGCGAGTTCGTACTGGCTCAGCACTTCCGGCTGCCGCGGCGTGCGCATGTTCGGAGAGGCCGTCACGCTGCGAGCCTTCGCGCGGTGGCCGCCGTCCGGTTCGCGCGCCGCGGCCTGATCACCACCTGGTAGGCGAAGCACTCGGGCGCGAGCCGACGCTGCACCAGATGCACCCAACCCTGCTCGGCAAGCTGCATCACCCGATCGGCGAGCAGATCGAGCTCGGCGCGCTCGGCAGGATCGAGCTTCGTCACCGTGGGGGTTCGGTCGTAGGCGAGATGACCGACGTGGTAGGTGAACGTGGTGCCGACCGACGCGTCGCCGAGCCGGTCGCACAATGCATTCACGGTGGAGATGAGCTCGCGTGCGATCTCGCAACCAGGAAGCGCGAGCGTCGGGTCAAATCGCATCGGTCGGTCTCCTCGATGTGCTCCTACTTCCCTCTACCGATCGACCCGCGCGTTGTTCCCAGGCCCCCGCGAGCGGCGACGGAGTCCGGCGGCGCGCAGCCAGAACCGCAGCGAGGCGAGCGCACGATAGAACGCGGAGCTCGACAGGCCACTGGCGCGCTGCGCAGCAGCGACGTCACCGCAGGCGGCGACGATCAGCAGCAGCGTGGTGCAGGCCGAGGGCGGCGCATCGAGGAGGAACGTCTCGAGTGCGGTGCGGAGATCGGCACCGTCGTCGAGGGCGGGTGCGTCGCATACCGCATCGGCATCGATCATCGCCTCGATCGACACCATTCCGATCGACTGGCGCTGCTGCTCGGCACGCAGCCAGTCGGCGACCGCGTGGCGTGCGAGCAGCGTCACGAACGCGGCCCAGGGCGCGATCGCGGCATCGAAGCGGTGCGACCGCTCCAGCACCGCGAGCAGGATCTCCTGGCGCAGATCCTCGCGATCAGCGCACCCCAGCGACCGCTGCCGGGCGCAGCGGCCAGCCTGCCGATCGGCCAGGCCCAGGGCGGTGGCGATCTGATCGCCGTCCCAGGGCGTTCGGGCGGGGGTGGTCACGTGCAAGGCTTCTGGCATCGTGCAACTCGTCCACAAGAGGGCTTCGTGATGCCCCGGACGGAGCCACAGTCCGGACCGGTGCGGCTAGGGCGGAAGGGTGCGGAAAGGTGCGCAATTGCCCCGGCCTGATTTACGCACCCACGCCAGATCAATGGGTTGGGTGATCTCGGCTTGGTGTTGCCGCGGGAGGGTGCGGAAATCGCGATCTGCGCACCCCTCTGGCGTGGTTCCTATGGACAGGGCCGGTGGTGCGAACCTAGAGTGAACACGGCCGTTGATGAATCACGTAACACTTGAGGAAGGCGATCCCGATGCCCATCGCGGTGTACTACCCGCACGACCCGCGTACGGCCGTACCGCGGCATCTGGATGCAGCCACGATTCGCCGCCTCGCTCTGCAGGTGCGGCGGCAGATCGGCGTGCCCATGGACGCGCTCGCGTTTGTGCTCGACGACCTGATTCGTGCCACGGCCGCAGTCACCATCAACGGCCGGCAGGTGGCGGTGGTCTGGGATCTCGCGCACCCGGTGCACGACGAGTCGGGCGCGCCGGTGCTTGGACTCTGCGACGTCGATCCGGACGAACCGGACTGCGCCTTGGTCTCCATCAACGGCACGATCACGAAGGGCCGGGCGGATCTCGCCCTCAGCACTGCGGCGCACGAGCTCGGGCACGTGCTGTTTGACGTGCCGCAGGCGCTGGCCTGCAACAGCACCTATCGTGGCGTGGCGCGCGACGCGGCGTCGCTGCACCGCGTCGGGCGCGGCGCGGAGGCGCGCGCGAACGAGTTCATGGGCGCGTTGCTGGCACCACCCGTCACCCTCCATACCCGCCTGCTCGCCCATGCGCGCACCGAGGGTCTGCGCTTGGCGCGTGGGCCGCACCACGGGCGGCCGGGCAGTCCGATCCTCGCTGCTGACAACCCGGCGGACATGGTCAGCGGCGTGATGGCCGCGCTTGCCGGGGACTTCGGCGTCTCGGAGCGCTTCATCGCCGTGCGCCTTGCGCGCTACGGCCTCGTGCAGGGGGGAGTGGCATGAGTTTCGGCCAGACCGTTCGCGCCAGGCGGAGCGAGCTCGGCATCGGCCTCAACGACTTCTCCGAGCGGCTCGGCATCTCGCCGGCCTACTGGTCGCGCATTGAGCGCGGGCTCGAGAAGCCACCGCGCGACGAGCTGATCGAGCGCGCCGCCGCGATCCTCGGGATTCGGCTCGATGAGCTGTTCGTCGAGGCGCACCGCCTGCCGCCCGACATGCAGCGCGATCTCGGCCGCGTCGTGCTGGCCTACCGCCGCATGCGCGCGCAGGGCATGCGGTGAGGCGGGGACGATGCGGTCCAGCGCAGCGCCCAAGCGGTTCTTCAGCATCGACGACATCGGCGAGCGGTTTGGGCTCACCCTGATCGACATGGGTGTGCTGGCGGCGGAGCAGCAGCTGCGTCTCAGCGTTCCCGTCGTTGCCCTCCCCGTGGAGGTGGGCGACATCGAGGACGTGGATGAGGGGCAGTGGTGCTCCATCCCGACGGGCTACCGTTATCTCAACGGTCTGGTGGACCTGCTGCCGCACGATGGATGGATCGTGCTGCGGAACGGCAGTGCGGTGATCGATCACCTCGATGCCGAGCCAGGCCAATACGTGCGCATTGTTGGCCGGGACCCTGATCACCCCGGCCTCGAGGTGACGCGCGACGAGTTGGGCGTGCGCCTCGCGGAGTGGCAGCGCCTCGAAGCGCAGGCGACCGAAACCAGCGCGCCCGTGATCGAGGTGCTGCCTCGCAAGCGCGGGGTGCAGCCGACCCACAACTGGGATGCGTTCTGGATCGAGACCTGCCGGCTGCTGTTCTTCGATGGCGTGCCGCCGAGCCAAGCGGCGCTGATCCGCCACGTGCAGGCGTGGTCCGCCGCGCAGGGGAAGAAGGTGCCGGACGAGAGCACGCTGAAGCGCAAGCTCAAGCCGCTGTGGGACCTGGTTGCGCCGGAGACGCGCCGCGCGGCGAGCTGAGCCGGGGCGCCCGACGCCCGTTGGGAAAATAGGCCCGGTCGATCGGTAGATCAGGAGCAGGAGGGTCCCTGTTCCGTGCCGATCGATCGTGCCACGACACTCAATCATCATCTCCCACCGCACCTGCGCGAGGTCTGCGCGATCCTGGCGCGCGGGATCGTGCGGCTCAGGAGCCGCAGCATCGCCGCGATCGACCCCGAGCCTCGGGACTGCGGAGAGAGTTCGCTACACCCGACTCCCCACCAGCGCCGTCATGCGAACCCCCGAGACACGGAGGACGCATGACGAAACGAGCGAAGACGCAGGAGGCCGAAGGGCAGACACCGACCTTCCTCGCCATCCCGCCCGCGCAGGTGCTGCCACGCCTTGCCGCGTTGCAGACCGCGCCGATTGACGGGTTGAAGCAGCAGTGGCGCGAACTGTTCGGCAAGGAGCCGCCCTCGTTCAACCGCGCCTACCTGCAGAGCCGGCTCGCCTACCGGATCCAGGAACTCGCCTATGGCGGGTTGAAGCCCGAGACGCGGGCGCGGCTCGAGGCGCTGGGCGAGCAGCTCGACGGCGGCAACGTCGTGCTGCGGCGCATCCGCGCCGACAGCCGCCCGCTGCCAGGGACGCGGCTGCTGCGCGAGTGGCAGGGCATCGAGCACGTGGTGACCGTGCGGCCGGATGACTTCGAGTACGAGGGCCGGCCGTATCGCTCGCTCTCCGCGATCGCGCGCCACATCACCGGCACGCGGTGGAATGGCTGGTCGTTCTTTGGCATTCGCAGCCCCCGGGGTAAGTCATGAGCCGCCGCACGCTCCCCGACCTGCCGGCCTCCGTCACCCGCAAGCGTTGCGCGGTGTACACGCGCAAGAGCACCGAGGAAGGCCTCGATCGCGAGTTCAACACCCTCGACGCGCAGCGCGAGGCCTGCGAGGCCTACATCGCCTCGCAGCGCGCCGAAGGCTGGACGCTCGTCGCCGACCGCTACGACGACGGCGGCTTCTCCGGCGGCTCGCTCGACCGGCCCGCGCTGAAGCGTCTGCTCGCCGACATCGAGCGCGGCCTCGTGGACGTGGTGGTGGTCTACAAGATCGACCGCCTCTCCCGCTCGCTGATGGACTTCGCCAAGCTGGTCGAGGTGTTCGACGCCCACGAGGTGACGTTCGTGTCGGTGACGCAGTCGTTCAACACCACGACCAGCATGGGCCGGCTGACGCTCAACATCCTGCTCTCGTTCGCCCAGTTCGAGCGCGAGGTCATCGGCGAGCGCATCCGCGACAAGGTCGCTGCCTCGAAGGCGAGGGGGATGTGGATGGGCGGCAAGGTGCCGCTCGGCTACGACGTGCGCGACCGCAAGCTGGTGGTGAACGAGGCCGAGGCGGCGCGGGTCCGCCGCGTGTTCGAGGTCTTCGCCGAGACCGGCTCCGGCGTCGAGACGGTGCGCCGGTGCCGCGCCGAGGGCATCACCACCAAGTCCGGACGCCTGATCGACAAGGGCGACGTCTACAAGATCCTGCATCTGCGCACCTACGTCGGCGAGGTCGCGCATCGCGGCAATGTCTACCCCGGCGAGCACGCGGCGATCGTCTCGCGCGCGCTGTGGGACCGCGTGCACGCCATCCTGCAGGTGAGCCCCCGCGCGCGGGCGAAGGCGAACCGGCCGCAGAGCCCGGCGCTGCTGAAGGGGCTGCTGTTCGGCACCGACGGCCGCGCGCTCTCGCCGGCGCACAGCCGGAAACGCGGACGGCTCTATCGCTCCTACGTCGCCCAGCGGGCGCTGAAGGGCGAGACCGATGACGGCATCGTCCGGCGGGTGTCCGCCGGGGAGATCGAGGCGGCGGTGATGGCCCAGCTACGTGCGCTCCTGCGCCAGCCGGGGGTGGTGGTCGGCACGTGGGTGGCGGCGAAAGCCGAGGATCCCGACCTGACAGAAACTGACGTGCGCGAGACGCTCGCGCGGCTCGAGCCACTGTGGGACGAGCTGTTCCCCGCCGAGCAGCAGCGCATCGTCCGAGCGCTGGTCGAGCGCGTCACCGTTGGGCTCGATGGCGCAGATATCCGGCTCCGCGTCGAGGGGCTCACCAGTCTGGTGCGCGATCTCGGGCTGGTTGGCGCCGAGAGAGCAGCTGCATGACCGCGCCCACGCACATCACCGTCCGGGTGCCGTTGAAGATCCGGTTCCGGCCGGGGCGGAAGACCGTCGTCACACCGGTGGTGGACGGGCTGCCGGCGCATAAGACGCGCGCTGATCCGACGTTGCTCAAGGCGCTCGCGCGCGCCTTCTGGTACCAGCGCATGCTCGACGACGGGAAGTACACCACCATCGCCGAGATGGCCGCCGGCGAGAAGCTCGACCGCGGCTACCTCGGACGGCTGCTGCAGCTCACGCTGCTCGCGCCGTACATCGTCGAGGCGATCGTCGAGGGGAGGCAGAAGGAGGGAGTGACGCTGCCGAGGCTGATGGACTCGTTGCCTACGGAGTGGAAGCAGCAGCAGCGTTTGGCTGCTCTGCGCAATACCCGAGGGCCCGAGTAA